GAAGCAGAGCAATCAGCCGAAAGTGACGCACAAGCAGCCTTTGGACTTTTAGACATCTCAGGTGGAGCACAGGAAAGCTCAACAGTTAAAACCGCCACTGGTCAAACAATCTTTGCAGAAGCCTCTCAACGCAGAATTAAACAAGCCAAGCGAATGTTTATGAAGTTTTATAGAGCTTGTATTATTGAACTCTTTAAACAATGTCAGGACAATTGGGACTCTGAAAAAATTATTACTCTTACCGATGACGACGGAAATACTGAGGATATTAGTGTGACTCGTGATGACCTTAAAAACATTGACTTTGACAAGGATATTATTATTGACGCAGAGTCAGTATCCGTAAATAAAGATGTCGTTCGTGAACAGATGATCGCCCTTTACGACAAAATTAAGGATGATCCACTTGTTGAACGCAAAGCAGTTTTTAAAGACATGGTTCGCAAGGGTTTTGATGTTTCTGATCCCAATAGGTATATTAAACAATCTACTATTCCTGCTGGGACTACTTTAGTTGATCCATCCACGGGGGAGCAATATACAATCGACGAGGGTGGAGAGCTGATCCCTGCCTCACAAATGGCGGAGACAGCTCCCTCTTCCCCCGATTCCCCCAATCAAACCGCTACTAGCCAAGCTGGCATGAGTGGAGCTATGGCAGGAAGTGCTTACTAATGTGGGAAAAAACTCACGAAGATGATAGGGGTATCTGGAATGAATATCGTAATGTTTTAACAGGTGAAAGATCAATAAAAGAACACAAGCCCAAGGTAGTTTGGAAATCATGTAAGTTTAGTGACCATGACTTTGAGGTTACAGGAAATCGTGAGTGGACCTGTAAAAGCTGCAATTTCGTCTTTTTACCCATTATTGGCATACATAGCCTCGTAGAAGGTAAAATAGTCGAAAAAGCCCCTCCCCCACCACTCCCCCACCCTCTCTCTTGAGTAAAAAATCTAAACTAAACCTTCTTTATTTTCTCTTGATAATATAAAGATATAGACCAATGCCATGTGGTACGTCTTTATTTAAAGAAAGGGGAACAAGTCATGCCAGACCTCCCAACCATCGACGAAGCCTTTGAAGAAGCCGTCGAATTAACAAGTAAAGACTCTCTTGCAGAAGAGCCAGAAGCCAAAGAAGAAGCTCCTGCTGAAGAACCTAAGACCGATCCAAAGGAAGTCGAAGAGGAAGCAGAGGACAAAGCAGAAACTGAGGAAGAGGAAACTTTTGCAGATAAACCTGATCTTGAAAAGATGACTCCACAAGAATTGGAGGAAACTTACAAGAACTGGCAAAAAGCCTACACTCAAAAGCGACAGGCAGAGAAAGCACGAGATAAGGAGCGAGAGGAAGCTATTGCTTCAATGCAAAAAGAACTCGAACAACTTAAATCTCAGGGAACTAAAGACCCTTCTCAAATGACTCCACAAGAGTTTCAAGAATGGAATTTAGCCCAAGCTAGAAAGCAAGTCGAAATTGAGAGAGATAACGCCTATATTGAGTCACAAGAAAAAAGTTTTTACGAACTTGACGCTAGACTTAATGAGGACGCTCCAAACTATGATGAGGCTTTGTTTTTTTCAACTGTTGGCAAGCTAACTCAAGCTCGCAACGACTACGAAAAAGAACATGGCTCAATCTACGGATTTGATTTTGTAGGACAGGCTAAAGGTTTAATCAAGGCTTACGATGAGTCGGTTAAGCAAAAAGTACAAAGTTATTTAAAAAAAAGCAACGAAACAGCCCAGCGCAAAGGGGAGCATTCGTCAAGAGAAAATCCTAAGACTAACTCTGGCAAACTAAAGAAAGCTGGAGGACTAGACTTAGACGAGGCTTTTGATGAAGCACTAGCCGAAGTTAAAGGCTCGTTTGGTTGGTAGAAAGAAAAAATATGGCAGACATCAATCTCGGTCAATTGGCTTCGACCACACTGCAAAAATATCAGCCAAAATTAGTAGACAACATCTTCAAGAAGCACGTTGTGCTTAATCACTTGAAGGCTAATGGCGGTACTGTCATGTACAATGGCGGTCGTCAATTAGTCGCTCCATTGATGTATGGAAGTAACTCGACTGTTCAGACTTTCGATGGTACTGACACTTTGGATACCACCTACCAGGAGGGTATCGACGCAGCTACCTACGATTGGAAGTTTTACAACGTCGCAGTTGCCTTCACAATGGTAGACAAGATCAAGAACAAAGGCAAAGAGCAGGTTCTTTCTTTGTTAAAAGCAAAGATTAAACAGGCTGAAATGTCTTTGAGTGAACGTATCAACTCTGATCTTCAAGATGGTACTGACGCTAAGGGTTTTGTCGGTTTTGCTACTCTCTCTGACGCTACTTCTGAGGTCGGAGGTATCAACGGCACTACTTATAGCTGGTGGCGGGGTAACGTCGACTCAGACGCAGTAACCATTTCTTTCACTGATATGCGTGCTATCAAAAATAGCTGTATGAATGGCGATGGTGGTTCTAAAGTGAGTTTAATCGTTACGACTCAAGCAATTTATCAAAAATTGTTTGCTCTCTTAACTGCTACTTATCAGTTTAACCCGACTATGGCTGCTACCAAAGAAGGTAAACGCCTAGCCGAAGCCTCTTTTGAGGTCTTAGAGTTTGAGGGTATCCCAGTCGTTTACGATGAAGATATGCCAACTGGTGCTATGCACTTCCTCAACAAAGACCACTACAAGTTGGGAATTTTGGAAGATGCTAACTTCCAAGTGGTTGACAAGAGCCAACCATACGATCAGCACGTAAGCATTCAACACATCGTCTTTGGCGGTGCTGCTTACACCGATCGTCGCAAGTCTTTGGGTCAAATGACCGCAAAAACTTCTTAATAATAATTAGCTTTCACTCCCCCTTGCTAGACGGCTTGGGGGAGTCAGAGCCGAAAGGAGACCCTTATGGCGAGAAAAATCGTCGCAAGAACAGGCTTTACAGCCGCAAACGATAGTACCGATCTTAATCAAGTCGGAAGTATTATGGATGACGCTTCAAATGGCAAGCAATATCGCTACGTTAGAGTAGAAGATATGGCTTTAGCCGCTAATGATGTTGTTACCTACTCAGACACTACTGGCACTGAAGTGACCAAAGACAGAGCTGGCGGTTCTTCCCTTGGAAGTAACTTTGCTGGTGTTGCTGTCAACACTTTAAAACGCTTACTACGGCTGGGTGCAAATCAAAGGCTTGGCAACTTGTAAAGTCGCTGCCAACGTCGCAATCGCTGCTGGTAACAGAGTTATGGTTGATACAGCTGATGGTTGTGTTAAAGCATACGCTGCTACCACTGGTTCAGAAGATTACAGTTTTGGTATGGCTTTAGCCGCTGACACTGCTACCACTTCTGCTGCTGGAACTGTCGCAGTCATGCTAGACCTTTAAACATTGATTTATCAAGCAATCAAGGGGGTTTAATAGCCCCCTTTTTTGTTTCACTTTGATCTAGTTGTAAAATCTTATAAAAAGAGTTATAAATAAAGCATGATACACGTGGCAATCGGACTTCCCACACCTGAAAGCGTAGACTGTGAATTTTGTTTTGGTAATCTCCCATCAATAATGTCCCACGCTAAAAAGCAGGGATATAAAATCTCTCTACTTTATAAAACAGGAACTCGCACAGACTCTAATCGCAATTTTTTACTCAATAAATTTTTAGAAATACCAGATGTTACTCATATCCTCTGGCTTGATGTGGACCAGATTTACCCTTACGATATTATCAAATCTCTAGTAGAGGCAGACAAAGACGTTATTGGTTCAGTTTACTTTAAGAGGTCACACCCTTACGATCCAGTTGTATATATTAAAAATGGAAAAAAAGACCTACCTTACACAGCAGTTGATCTCTCATTATCTCCAAAAAAGCCCTTAGAAGTTGATGGTATAGGTTTTGGTGGAATGATGGTTAAGCGTGAAGTCTACGACAAACTAGGAGATGACAAGTGGGCTACTTATGGAAAAAACTTTCACATCCCCACCGCCACAGAACACAAAGAAAGCCACGATTTAATTTTTTGCCAGTCGCTTCAAAAGCATGGCTATAAAATTTGGGTGCATAATGGAGTTTACTGCTACCATATCTCAAAATTTCCAGTAAGTGTTGATACTTACCATAGGGAATTAGAAAATAAACAACCAGTAGAGCCTGTAGACGATAAAAGAACGGAAACGAGCCAAATAGCGGTCTTAATGCCTTGTATAGATAAGGAATTAGGTACAAAAGTAATTAAACAATTAGCAGACAACGCAGGAATGCCAGCAGACTACTTCCTTTTGATGGACGATGAGAGGAAGGGCTTTACTTACAAGATTAACGAATTTGTGACACTAAATCCAAAACAATACGATTTTTATGTTTATACGGCACAAGACGCTTTCGGAGGTAAGAACTGGTTGTTGGAAGGATACAAAGAGCTAGAGCGAACTGGTAAAGGTGTACTAGCTTTTAACGACAATAAATGGAATGGACGACTAGCAGCCTTCGGAATGGTCAGGGCTTCGTATAAAAAACCGTTTTTTGAGTCCTGCTACCACACACACTACGCAGACACTGAACTAAGTGTCGCTGCTACGGTAGATGGACAACTTTGCTACAACCCTAAAGCGATTATGTTTGAGGTCGATTACGATAAAAAGAAAAAAAGCGTCAACAAGCGAGATAAAGAGCTTTTCAAGAAACGCCAAAAGAAATACTATGGGGTTAGCCTCTTTTCCTAAACAAGCAGTTGTGATCGGCACTCGTCCAGATCGTAAAGAACAACTTAGAAACTGTTTAAATTCTTTTACTACTCCTTATGATATTTTGATAGCTGATTGTGACGGCTACGAAGTCGGTAAATTAAAATGGGTGCTTGAAAAGACCGATATAGATGAGTTTGTTTTTTTGCAAGACACAGTCGAAGTTAAAGACCCTAGATTTATAAATATTTGTTTTGCATTACCCCAAAGCGTATCAATCTGTAACTACCCTTCGATTTTTGGGTGCTACTTGGGAAAGTATAAAAGGTCGGTTTTAGAGAAAATGAATTTACCAGATGTTAAGGATAAACTTGGTGCAGTTGAATATGAAATGAAAATTGGTCAAGATTATTCTAAGTTTGAAACTCCCTTTGTCTTGTTCGATGATTTAAACAATGTTGATAACTTTGTGGAAAAGTGGGGAAAAAAAGTAATGAAAATAGAGAACGATTATTTAATCAAATATAAGTCAATCTGGAATAGGTCGATGTTATGAAAGTGCTTACTCTAGGAACTTTCGATGTGCTTCATTATGGACATCTAAGACTTCTTAAAAGATGTGAAAAGTATGGCGAGGTTTGGATTGGACTAAATACCGATGAATTTATTTTAAAATACAAAGGTAAGCCTCCAATCATGTCTTACGAGGAGAGAAAAGAGTCTTTAGAGTTAGCAGGATATAAAAACATCTTGCCCAACAGTCAAAAAGACGGAACTATTAAAGATGTATTTCTTAAAATAGCTCCCGATCTAATAGTTATAGGTTCTGATTGGTTGAGAAAACCCTATCTACCTCAAATTGGTTTGACTCCAGACTACCTAGAAACTTTTGATTGTTCGCTTCTTTTTGTACCCTACACCAGAGAAATTTCTACAACTGAGATTAAAAAGAGGTGCAAACTAAACCTTTAGACTTTCAATCTTTTATACTTTAGGTATATGTCCCTTACTGCAAATGATGTACTTACTGATGTTTCTACTCGAAGAGGTGAGAATGGTGTCCCATCAGGAAACGAACTAACTAGGAGGTTAAGTTTTTTAGGTCAAGCCTTTCGCCATCTACTTAGACAAAATGACTGGTGGTTTTTGTATAAACCCTACGCCACTTCTACTATTTCTGGTCAAGAAATATACGATCTTCCCTCTGATTACAAACAAATGGTCGAAGTTAGAGTTGACAGAGTTTTAAGAATACCACAATCAGATAATAGTGTTTTTTCAATGACTCAGCTTCCGCCAGTATCTTATCCTTTTTCGGTCAATTACTTTAATTCTCGCTTCTATTACATTTTTGGCGATGAAATTCATCTTTTACCCTATCCTGCTTCAACGCCTTCGGCTATTTCTGTTACTTCAATTGTAGTTTCTGGAACGACTGCGACTGTTACTTGTGCAACTGCTCACGGACTACAAAACAACGACTACGCCCAAATCGCAGGTGCTAGTGTGAGCGAATGTAATGGCTCAAAAAGGGTTACTGTTACTTCTTCACTTATATTTACCTACACAGTAGCAAGTGGTACTTCTAGCCCAACTGGCACGATCACAGCTACTTGGAATAATTTTACAATGAAATACGCCTATATTCCTGCGACAAGTTTTGACGCTACTGCCGACACGATTGATTTGCCAGAAAGATATTCAGATGCTTTATCTGCTTATGTTTTTGGACGACTAGCCCAACTTGACGGAGAAAGAGGCGACGCTTCTGACGGCTTTGACGAATACAACGAAATTATTGGAGAAATGAACAAAGAAAACTTTAGAAGGGCAAATATCGACACTCCACCTAGTGAGTCAATCTGGTAATGAAAATATCTAATGTTAAAAACCCACCACGCAAAGACGAGCTTGTCACGGGATTTATTGGAGGGATAAATTCTTTTCAAGACGAAACCGCAATCAAGAACGGAGAACTGACCGAAGCTAAGAATATCATTCTTAATGTAGATGGAATTGAACCTCGTGAGGGTGTACAAAATTACGGTACGGAGGTGGGTACTAGAGTGCTTGGTGCTTTTCCTTATTATGCAAGCGATGGAACTCGTGAACTTTTAAGATTTTGTGCTGGTTCTAATGACAAGTTACAAAAATACGTCGCTGGTGTGCCTACAGACATAGGAACTAAAACTTTTGATGACACAGTAGGAATGAACTTTGTGCAAGCTGATGACAAAGTTTATATTTTTAATGGAGTAGACAATCTTTCTTATTATGATGGAACAACAGTACAAACCTATACAGCTTTGACAACTCCTGCTTCTTTGACAGTTACACCTCAAGGAACAACTGGATCAACAACTTACTCTTACCGAGTAAGTGCTTTTAATTCAGTTGGAGAGACCCTAGCCTGTGCGAGTGTAAACACAACTACAGGGAACGCAACTTTAAATGCTACTAACTTTAACCGTTTGGATTGGGCTGACGTGACCAACGCAGTGGGATATAACATTTATGGTCGATTTGCTACAGGTTTAGGTGAAACCTACATGGCAACAGTTTATGTTTCTACCTATGACGATAAGGGACAAGATGATCCTTCGCTTTCGACTTTACCACCAGAGGCTAATTCTACTTTAGGGATTATTGGCTCAATGCCTATCTTTGCTATTTCTCGTATCTTTGTTTCAGGAATTAAAGACTTTACTTCTCGTTTAGCCTTTTCAGGAACTGGCGAGAAAGTTGGAGATTTTTCAACTCCTGCTTTTGGTGCTGGTGGTGTAGATGTTTTTAAAAATGATGGATCAGGAATTACTGCTATTATAGGTTTTCAGGGGGGAGTTATTGTTTTCAAAGAGAACGCTATATATAAATTCTCGTTTACCTCTGACGGTTTTCAGCAACTAGAGGAAATCGTTAAGGGATTTGGAGCTATTTCGTTTCGAGCAGTTAAACACGTAGAGAATGATATTATTTTTGCTGCTCGTAAAGATGGGCGACTTGCTTTCTTCTCGCTAGGAAATCAGGAAAATTACATCGCTACTGTTCTTCGTACCAACGAACTCTCGATCAAGGTCGAGTCATTTCTTACTAATGTAAATCTTAATGAGTTGTCTAACTCAGCAGCTTACTATTATCGTAATCTCTATATTTGTTCAGTCCCCAAGAGTGGAAGCACTGTAAATAATAGAACTTGGGTTTTAGATACTCGTTTTGGTGCTTGGGTTTATTGGGAGGGCTTTAGTGCTAATATGTTCACTTCTTTCTTAGACTCAGACGGAAGCGAAAGCCTTTACTTTGCAGATGATGAGTCGGGCTATATGGTAAAAATGTTTACGGGAGTTTATAACGACAACAACTCAGCAATAGACGTTAGATGGGCGACTAAGGCTTTTAATCAGGGTCAATTTAACAAAGAAAAAAGATATCACAATCCTACTTTTCAGTTTAAAGACGTAACCTCTACCACTAACATTGACGGATATATTTATTTAGACGGAACAGAAAACTCAGCCAACTTCACAGTTAATCAACCCACCAATTCAGGAGGTGGTATTGGTGCGACTCTAGTTGGATTTACGTTAATCGGTGACTCTCCCTCTACCACGACAGACGTTGAGGGTTCTAGTGATATTCCAGTTGAGGTTTACGATTTGCTTAGAGGAAGATCAATTAAATACTCGTTTATTTGTAATACTATAAACTCTTATTTCAAGTTTTTATCTCTGGTACACACTTATTCTATTAACACTAAACGATTAGACGATAAATATAGAGTTTATCCAAGCTAAACCTTTAGCAATTAAAAATCTTATAATAATCTTATGGCAACAACCGCTTACTTTCTAAATCAATACATCTCTACTACTTTAGCCTCAGTTGGTGGAATAGACGCTTCTCAAACAACAGGCATTATTTTGGCTTCAATTACTAACATTGACACGACTAAGCCAGGAATTGCCTGTCTTTCCTATACTGATCCGCTTTCGACTGCCACAGCAGAATGGATTACTTATACCTCTATTGACTCAGGTACTAAAGAGTTACAGGGAGTTACTAGAGGTCAAGAAGGATATGCTGCTAAAGCTCATTCAAATGGCGTTACAGTAGCTTTTCCTCTCTCTGAGAGCCACATAAATAACCTGAATACAGCTTTAATGATTGGTGGTTCTGCTACTAATTTAACAGAAGGTGTTTTAGATGAAGATGACATGGCTTCTAATTCAGCTACTAAAGTACCAACTCAACAAAGTGTAAAGGCTTATGTAGACAGTGGTTGGTCAAGTGCAGGTGAGACTTGGGAATATGTTTCTACAGATGATCCTACTGGAGTTTTTAGAGTCAATGCTGATGTTACTGCTAAATATTCAGCAGGTATGAGAACTAAAATGACCAATGGCGGTAATACAATTTATGGAATTATTACATTGGTTAGTACTTATGGGGAAGTTGATGCAGGTTATACACACATTACCTTCCTACATGAAATTGACCCAACTGATTCAACAGCTCTTTATTTAATGGCTAATAGTGCTATTACTGCTAATTACTACTCAACACAAAAATGTCCTTTTGGTTTTCTGCTTTCTCCTTCTAGTTGGAGAGTTAGGTTGTATCAAACAGGTACTAATCCGTCTACAAGTGCAACTACTGTTGGTTATTATAATATCGGTTCTTATTCTATAACTATTCCTATTGGTAGATGGGTTGTTGAAGGTCAAATAACACTTCAAGTGACTGGTGACAATATTCGTGTGGTTGCTGGTCTTTCAACAAATACAACCTCCATTCCAAGTGAAACTTCTGACTCATTTAGATTTAATGGTGTTTCAGTTGCGAAATCAACCCTAAGATTTACAAATAGTTATCTATCCTTGACTTCTAAATCTACCCAATATGTTGTGGTTAGAATTGTTGATTCTGGAGCTTCAGAGGTTAGAGTAATTAATGAAGATATGAATCCAACTAAAGTGAGTGCTATTTGTGCCTACCTATAAAAACTAACATAAAATAACTATGCCTAAAGTAAAAACAAAATCAGGAATTAAACACTAAACAATATGGCAAAAAGACAAATCTTTGAACGCAAAGCACCAGAGCAAGATTATCTTGCTAAACTTGAGGAACTTCTAAAAAAGAATAAAGGTTCTGGCTTATATGAAGGCTACGATGTTAATCCTCGTGCTTTTAGGTTGCCAGGTCGAGTTATTGATCCTTCTGGTCTTGGTCAAGATCGAATGAAAGATGAGATTAAATTTGCTCCTTATGATTATTCGACCATTCCATTCTCAGCTCCAAGACTAGGTAGTGTTGGACAGTATAACTTCCCAGATCAAGAACAACCCATTCAAGAACAGCCAATACAAGAAGAACAACCAAACTACAACACTCCTCAAGGTTTTCAGCAGGTTTTAAGAGAAATGACCGCTATTCCAGTTTCTACAACTCAGGACGGAGGGATTTTACTTTCTAATGGGTTTATTGAATACCAAGACGGAACTCGCAGACAGGCTACTTACCAAGATGTGCCAAGAGTAGTCAGACAATTTAATGACGGCTCAGTCTTACTTGAAAACGGACAGTTTATCAACGCAAGTGATCGTGTAGGTCGAGCCTACCGAGGTTTGGGCGGTTTAATGGATATTTTATTTGGACAACAGCAAGCAGTTACTCAAGAATACGGAAATATCAACCCTATTGAGCCAACCCCAGGAAATGTAAACCTAGGTACAGATATTCGCACTAAAGATTTGCCTCAGAATTTTTACTTTACACTTCCCTTTAATGCAGAAGTTGTAGAAATAACTCAAGATGATGGAACTCGTTTTGGCGATCAATCAGGTCATAAGGGCTATGGTAATTCGGTGCTTTTAAGACTTCCAAATGGCTCAATGATTAGGATGTCTCACTTGAACGACATGGAGAATTTTAGTGTTGGAGATATAGTGAGAGCTTTTGACTATATCGGTACTCCAGGACAATCAGGTAACACTTATGGAGAACACTTAGACCTTGAATACTACACTCCAGAGGGTCAAATCTCCGATCCTGAGTCATTCTTTATAAACTCGATGGATTACATCGACACAGACTCAATTATGCAGTCTAGGGAAGATAAGTCAACCCTTGCTCCAGAAGAAAAACAGTGGGCAGAGGCTCAACAAAATCTACTCAAACAGGGTGTGCAAATGACGCTTGATCCTAATTCTTTAAGACCACAAGAGACACAAATACAACCACAAACTCCTCAACAAGAATATAGACCTTTCCAAACTATTCGTGAAGCAGGTCAAGAAGTAGCTCAAAACGTGGGCGAGGCGGTACGACCCATGAGTCCACAAAGACAGGCTTTGGGTCAGGCTTTTGGCGAAACTGCTAAAAAAGCTGGTTTTGATACAAATCTTGGTGTGGGTGCGACAATCGCTCAAGGAACTGGAGAAGAAGGTCAAAGAAGCCCTGCCATGCAAGCTCGTGTTTCAGCACTTGGAGAACAAGAATATAAGTATAATCCTTATCGCCAATTAGCAGGAAACGTAGTTGAAAGAGTTGGAGATGTCGCCAATAATCTATTTCCATTTATTCCAACTTTTGAAGAGGGTTCTAGGTCAGAAGCTATTGCTGGTGGTCCAACTAAGAGAACTGGTCAAGCTCTTGCCTCTGAAATCGGTCCAGAAAGACCAGAAGCTATCCCAGGAATTAGACAAAACATCAAAGATATTGGTCAGGACTTGGCTAGTAAAGCAACTCAAGCTATCAATCCAATTGTTGCAAGAGCAGGAGAAGGAATTGACGCACTTAAACAAAAAGCGTCTAATCTTTTCCGAAAGACTCCTTTAATGGGACTTTTTCAGGGTCAAAAACAAGTTGGTAACGAAACTCCTGGCACTACTTTGATTGAAACCGCAGGACAAAGAAGTGGAACTCCAGCCCCTGACGCTTTCTTTAAGTATGGTGGAGCAGATCAGTATGCTAAATACTTAATCGCTAACGCAGATCAGGCAAAGGGCGGAGCTTTAGACACTTCACTATTTACTCCAGAGTTTTTTCAAGACCCAAATCGTATTGCTAATGTCTTTGGTGAAACCTCTCAAGGTCAGCAAGCTACTGGTAAATATAAGGAATATTTAGGAAGTCAAATTAAAGAAGGATTTAACGAGCCTTATAGAACAGAACGTAAACAAGAGGGTGATGAAATTGTTGAATACCAAATCCCAATTCAAGAATACTTCCAAAATCAGTATTATAAAAACCTACTCTCAGAGACTCCAGATACTCTAAAATCGGGTTTTTCCTTCGATCAATTTCAACTACCAACTGTAAGTAGAAGTGTTTCAGAATTTAAGGGTGAAGCTCCTACTCAAACAGGTAGAGAGCCAATCTTTAAGAGTGGTGTTGTAGATTTATTTAGAAAAGCTGGTTCAACTATGGGTAAATTAGCAGGGGATATATTTAAAACTCCAGCTCAAGTTTATCAACCAAGCCAACAGAGTCAAAAATTTGCAGTACCAGAAGCCCTAAGTAGAGTTTTTGCTACTCCATCGACTACCAACCTAAGTGTACCAACAACTACTAGAACAGTCGTCGAAAGAATACAGCCAAAAGCACAACCAACTTTGCAAGACTATCTAAGAATGGGTAAAACTGAGGCTCAATACTACGCTGAAACAGGACAACAATCTACTCTTGATGAAATGAATAAGGCTAGAGCTTTTACTGCTCCAATTCAGGAAACAATTCAAAGAGCAAATCAAATTGCTTTGTCTGCACCAGATGTTTCTCCACAACTAAGATCAATTCAAGAAAGGGAAAAGACTCAAGGAGGCGTACAACTTCCATCTGGTGCTATTGCAACTGTTGCTCCAGCAACTCAATCTAGTCAATCATCAGCTCAACTATCAAGCCCAGATAATAAAAGCGTATTTTCATCTGCTGGTGACTGGCTTAAAAGATTATTTAAAAGGACTTAATTATGGCAATCTCATTTAATCCCTTTGCTAAAAAGAAAAAAGAAGATTTAATCCCTGCTAGTGGCTATGGCTCTCAGTATGCTTCTAATCCTAGCAATTATGGTTCTACTTCTTCGATCTATGCTACTTCGCTTTCACAGGGGAAAGGATTACCAAGTATTACTGGTCAGACTCTAAACGTGCCTAGTTTTCAACAAAAACAACAAGCTACTCAAAATATAGTAAGACAGGCAAATCAGCCTCAACCAGTTGCAGGTCCTGCTTATGCTGGTCCAGTTAAAAAAGAAACGCCACCTCCTACTCAACAAAGTAGTGTGCCTTCATATGTTACAGGATATGAGAGTTTAGCTGATAGACAAAAAGCATTACTCGAACAACAGAGACAACAGGGTCAAGAGTATTACGATAAATCATATGGAGAAAGAAATAGATTGCTACAAGAGTCTATCCCACAACTCCAATCACAGATGATTAAAACTCAGGGAAATATCCAAAAAGGTGTTGAGTCGGCTCAAAAAAGTGCTGAGTTTAAGAAACAGGGTGCGGAGGACGAGTGGGGCGAAAGTCAAAGACTAGCTGCTATGACTCGTAGAGAAAGCGAAGCTAGAAATAGAAATCGCTTCGCAGCACTTGGAACGACAAGTAGTTGGGGTGCTGGTTCTTATGGTCAGGCTCAGGAAAATGTCGAAAGTGATTTTAATCGTTTTACACAACAAGGCCTAAGAACCAAAGAGCAAAACATGTTCGAGATTGACCAAAAATTACAAGATTATGAAATTGAAGCGCAAACAACCTTAGATGATCTTGAGTTTCAGGTAAATACCGCAGTCCGTCAAATCCAAAGCGATATGCGAATGAATGATATTGAGAAGAGAAACGCCCTAGACTCGTTGTTTGGAAATTATCAAGCTAAAGTCTTAGAAGTTGAAGAAGGACTACAAGGAGTTTATGCTGACTACTATAAAGCCCTAGAGAGCGCAGAAGCTAATAGTTTGAGTTTTGATGACAATGGAAATCCATTAAACCAAGCAAGTTATGAGTGGATGTTAAATAATCCTGACAAGTTTGGGTCGGCTTTTGATACTGGAAGCGGTGCTGAAAAACAAAACCTAATAGGATTAGTAGACACAGCGATTGGCTCAAACTTAGGAGCAGTTTCTGGTCCTCTTGCAGCATTCGGTATTTCAACAAAGTGGGGGGAGGGATTGAATACCAAAGCCCTAATAGATCAGATTAAGGGAAGTCTAACCTTAGAGGCAAGAGAGAAACTAAAAGGTCAGGGTCAAATCTCAGACGCAGAGACACAAATGCTTGCTAATTCTGTTTCTAAACTTCAATATGGTATGACAGAGGCAGCTCTTAAAAAAGAACTTGGAGAAATTAAAAACGTTCTTGAGGGAAAATATAGATATGCTGGACAAACTCAAGTTAATCCAAATCAATATATAGTAGGAGGTTAAAATGGCACAGTTTGATGTACAAGCAGCTCGTCGTGGAGGAATGACAGATCAGGAAATCCAATCTTTCATGGCTAGTAAAAACTTAACTCCAGTTTTTAGAACTGGTGAGTTTGCTGGCAATCTATTAAAGTCTGGGGGCAGACTAATAGGAAATGTCGCTAGTGGGTTGTGGAATTTACCAACCACCATCGGAAGTATTGCCTCTGGTCAAACAAAACTAAAAGACATTGGTAGAGGAATAGGACAGGACTTAAAACAAAGATATGGAGGACTAGATGAGATTGCTCGTACTATGTATTTTGATCCTGCTGGAACTTTGGCAGACGCTTCTGTTTTGGCTGGTGGGGCAGGACTAGCCTTAAAAGGTGCTGGAGCGGTATCTAAAGTTGGTGGATTAAGCAGGGCTGGTCAAGTAGTTTCAAGAGCTGGGAGAACAATCGATCCATTTATGGTAGCTGGAAAAGCGGCTAAAAGAGGACTACAAAAAACAGGCTCTGGACTTAGAGGTTATGGTCAAAGTTATTCTACTGCAGGAATTGGAAACCCTGCTAAGTTAAAACAAGCTAATGATATCTTAAAGAAAATTCAAATCCCTGACGTTGATCCAAGAACAGGTCGGGCAATTACCAGATCAATGACTGTTAATGATATTATTCAAGAAGGCAATCTTTACTCAAGATCAGCTGATGATTTACTAGATTACAGTAAAAAACTTAGTAAAGAGTTTGACCAGATAGCCAATAATCCTAATTTAAGAGTTAAAATTAGTGATGTTACCGCTCCTCTTGACGAATTGATTGAACAAACCAGATTAGCAATTAGAGATTTTCCAAGAGAAGCTGCTTACAAAACCCAACTGCAAGAACTTTTAAGACAAAAAACAAACATTGTCAGACAGGCTCAGGGAGGAGTTATTTCTGGAGATAAGGCATTAAGACTTCGCAGGGAGCTTGACGCTGTTTTATCTCCAACTGCTAGTGCAGGGGTCATGCAAAAGCCTGGAGCTGTTTTAGCCAAACAACAACTTGTTAGTGGTTTAAGAGGAGGACTGAGAGAAGCTGATCCTCGCTTAACTGCTTTGGGTAAGAAAATGCAAGCCATTGGTTTTGAGGGCAAAGAAGGACCGCTGCTTCAAGCGTTTAAGGGTTATGAAGCGAGAGGGGCTGCTAGAAGTCCCATTACGCTTAGTGGGGTTACTACTGGCGGAGTGGGAGCTGGTGTTGGTGCGATGTTGGGCGGTCCAGTTGGAGCTGCTGTCGGCGGCATTGGGGCTAATTTTGTCCAACAGGCAATAACCTCTCCAAGAGGTATAGGGGCAGTTTCAAGGGGAAGTCAAGCAATAGGAAGCGGAGTCGCTTCTGGAGCAAGACGAATTTCACCAGCGGCAAGATTTACAGGAAGAACAGTTGGACAACCAGCCAGGATAATGGATC